GTATTTGTCAAACATAAACGGGTTGTCTTCTCTCTCTGCGTTGCTTTCAAATATTAAAGCTTCTGTTTCTCCGCTTAACTTATACCCTAATTCCTTCCAGCTTAAAACCTCTGTTCTCGCAATAACATCATCACTAATAACATGATCGAATTTCATTGAATGTTCCTGAAGTAGATATAATTCTTTATTTACTTTAAGTGACTTTTTCCAAATACCGTTTATGTGTACGTCAGAATGCGAATCCATTACCATTGTGGTATTAATAACGGATGTTATTTTCATAGTATTACCTATCTCTGAATTATCAATATGATTCTTAGAGGCTGTTCCTGTTAAATTCGCAGTATCCATAGAGTCCGCTTCTTTAGTTTGAGACTTCTTTGCGCTTTCGTGCAATGATTTATTCTTAACTAACCAATCAAACACTTCTTCTTTTTCTAAATCTTCTGGAATTTCAATTCTCATTTATTAACAGTTTCGTTAGAATTCACTTGTTTTTCCTTGATCTTTTTCGAAGCGTTCAATTTGTTGATGTCAACTTTAGGCTTGTTTTTCATAAAGTAAAATTAAGCATTATTATTTGGGGGCTTTGGCAACTCCATTGAAATAGCGCTGATAAAGTCCTCTGAAACGTCAAAGTTCTCTCTAATAAATATCTTCTTACCCTCTACGGTAATAGGAAATTTAAGAGCTTCTCTGATACCTTCTGTAACTAATTTGTCTTTTGTCGCCTCTTCTTTCTTGTCCTTCTGGAGTGCCTCAACACCACTATAGTCTGGTGAATATTTGTAAAATGAATTGCCGGATGGAAAGTCTTTTTTGCTCCACGGTTGAATTATGGCCCTGTCGTAAACCGCTTGGTATTTACCTAGATTTGGAACGACTGCATTAATCCAGAATATAGGATCACTAACTGCCATATTGCTCTGCACTCTATTGGCTGGGTCGTTAAATAGCGTACTTGGACAGTCGTATATATTGCACAAATCTCGCATCTTCAATACCTTTCCTTCGATAAGTTTCATTTGTGACGGATCCAAACCAAGTTTAATATAGGCGACCTTTGCGGTTGATTGGATCACCTGCCCTGTTTTTTCTGAGCCGTTTATCTTTTCGTCTAGTATTTTTTGTTGTTCCTCTTGCTCTTCTGGAGTTAATGCGAAATCTGATTTGTTGGTTAATATACCTCCGGCACCTTGATTGTCATAAATAGCAGTACTCGCGGTTTGATTGTTAAGAAGTCCTTTATACGTTAAATGCCCAGGAGAAACAGGTGCCAATCCATAAAGTGATTTAATTCCGTATGTGGTAGGGTTGACATATTTCATGTGGAACAAATCTTTTTCTTTGATATGCAACTCTTCGCCTCCTATCCTGTAAATATATTCAGATACCTCGTAAAACTTACCCCTTCTTATTGGCACAATCTCTGTTAATTGGGGAGATAGTAAGCGAGCACCCGCAGAAACATTAAAACCGCTTGACGGAGTTGGTAACAAATAGCCATTACCACCTATTAACAAGTGCAACAACGCCTCTTCTGTTAAATCTTCTCTTGATTGTTCCTTGTTTGGGTTGTTTAATGTGTCGAGCAAAAGCCCTTTTTGCACTAATTCTATTTCATCACCTGTAATTATTTCTAATTTCCATGGTACTGTTTTAGCATTTCGGGCAATCTTGTTGGTGATAGCGTATACATCAGAAGATTCCGCATAGGCTTCATCAAATGGAATGCTTTTATTCGCTTGGTTTGCCTTGTATTTATCCCCCAGTCCAAACACCGTAATATGTTCACCTCTGTAACTGCTGGGGTCTATGTCTTGAAAGAGGTTTACAAAATTATTCCAATAATGACTCATAGAAGCAAAGTTATTAATTTTATTTAAAATGGTCGTTTGTTAGTAGATAACGACATAAGGCCATATCTAACACAATCGATTATGTGCTCTTTACATTTCGGATCGGGTCTATTAACCTGTATTCCATCGATTGTTTCGAGCCTATAATTCTCAACTTCAATCTGTGCATTTCTCCAAAGCCCTCGATCATCCATAATGAAATGAATACGAAACTCCTTTAGCTTACCAAGCCAATACATAACCCCCTGCCCTTTTTTCTTGCTGATCTTTTGCATCCTCCAGCCGAATTGCCGGATACTGTTCACCATTTCGATTGCGCCTTTATACTCACTTACAAAAGTATCTGAAGAGTCTGCAATTATTACCTTCTTTTTATCCATCCCAACCGATTCAAAGAACCTATTTAATTCTGTAGGTGTCTCGATTGGATGATACCCCAACACCCTTACCCATATATCCCTGTCCTCGATTGCCATATCAATAAGCGCGTTGGGATCTGATACGAAGCCGAAATCATTTACGTAAATACCGTCCAAACCTTCAGGCCATGCGTTTGGCTCTTCGTAAACAACGTTAGTTATTAACAATCCTTTCATTGCTCCACGCAAACCAAGCCCGTATACTTTCCATTCATACTCATCAGCGGTACCAAAATCAACGTTTAACGGGTGTGGTGGTGGTTGGTTTTTGTCTGTGATAAGTTCGCCTTTGTAGTACAATTTCCTATCAATTATTTCATAGCTGCCAGGAAGCCACGGTTCAAAACCTTCAACCTCTGTTACTATTTGGGATTCTAAATGTTTATTGTTCTTGTAGGTGGAGTGGGTAAAGAACGTATTGGGCTCTGCTTCCATTTTGAAACACCAATGTTCTGTATATCGAGGGTTCCAATCGTAAACAAACAGCCTCCGACACCTCATCTTGTACCCTTTACTTTGGCCCTTGGTTGTCTCCAGCCCTTCATTTACAAATACGATATCTGAAGGCGGTGCCTCTGTTCCTTCATCATCCATACCACGGAAATATACATGATTGCCAAATAGGTTATAGTATGGCTTAGGAGAGCTTACGAACTTGCTTTGATCCCAGCAGCCAATAACTTTAAGGCACTTAATAAACTCTTTGAGTGTGAAGTCTCTGCATTTAACTAGGGTTTCTCTTAGAATGTAAATCTCTCTCTCTTTTCCGTAGTTCTCCCTACAGTAATAAACTAGAAAGTGGTAAAAATCCCACGTTTTAGAAGATCGGGTTCCGCCCTCGTTGCAAATAACTACCCTTCTTTTCTTCCCTTCATCATCAACCTTATCCTTATTGAGTCGGTAAATGTCCACCATTTCAAAGAATAGCGGGTTGGGATCAAAGTTGTAAGCCATACCCCAAAGTTAGGAAAGTTATTCTTTAGGCATATTGTTGAATACTTGTTTAACTAATTTGGAGTACAGGCCGCAATGGTTCATTGCTCCAGAACTGTTGATTTTGGACTTTACGAAGAGTATATTCTTATGCACAAACGGAAACTTTTTAGGCTTTAGCGTGGAGTATGAGAGCTCGTTGTTCTTTCTGCACACCTCAACTAAATTGCTGTAGGTCTCCATGGATTCACCGTCGAATAGTATTATGGCTGATTTCATTGCTGCTCTTTATGGGTTGCTAGGCTTGTTCCCTTGGTTACTCTTCGGGGTATTCTATAAGGTCGTCTAGTGTTTTACTGTTGTAATTTTTTAGACATTCGTAGTTTTTAACCATATTACCACCGTTTTCCTGTTCGGCTATTTCTATGCAATTACATGTTTCCTTGCAAATACCATTATTGAATTTTACTGTTTCCATATTATGAGTTTTAGTTAGTTATCTTTCTTATTGCTGTTCCTTTGATTGGGTTAAACTGCTAATTCACATGCCTTTGTACCGTCAGTTAATCTCATACAAAACTTACAATGCTTGAATTTTGGCAACTTACACCAACTTCCATCTTCGTATTCACAACTATCGGTTTTGTGATTCCACTTACTACCCTTTGCCATGTCTTCGGCTGTTTCTTTTAGCATCTGCTTGTACGACTCAGGAGGGTTTGACATAAATTCCTTTGCCAACCTTAATGATTTTTCTTGTGTTGTCTCCTTCATAATTCTACTTTGCTATTGTTAGAGCCTCTAAACTTGCTTAAATGACTCTATTTCGTTAATGCTATTGGAGATATCTACGTCTAATCCTTCTAATATTCTTTGCTCATTTTCTGGCAGATCACTAAACCCTTTTAAGTCGGAAGGAATTACTCTAAGCTCTAACATTCTAATGTGCTTTATATAGCCCCTTATTGTTTTAAACGGCCTTGTGTTGATCTTTTTTCTTTTCGGTGGTTGCTCTTCCATGTCTAGTGTTTTTATTTGGGGTTGGCTACTCTTCGTCTAATTCTACTTTCTTGATGTCGCTTATTGGTATTCCTGTTTCGGAAAGCTGTTGTATTGCGTCCAATATGCTTGGTGCAGTAAATATGGTGTCAGTAGTTATTGCCTTGTATGTGTATGTTATTGTCCAATTTTGATTCATCCGTTCTAAGTTTTAATTGTTTTCTGTTTGAGGGTTAAAACTCTAATGTTGAATCTTCGCCTGTTAGTTTTTTAAAATATTCTTTATGCTTTTTGATTCTTTCTTCGGGTGAATAGTCTAGGCATTTTGGGCACAAATCTTTACCTTTTCTTTTCTTCCATCCCTCAGATTTAGCCGTTTCTCTCATTCCTTTAGCGGTGTCATCTGCTGCATCTAGGCTGTCACCACACAATTCACCGTCACATCTCATAAAATAGTATTTACTTATGCTCATAATTCTAACTAAATCTAGGAGTTATGGTTGATTGTAAAATACTTATCTCTTTTATGGCCTTTGCCTTAGAGCATCCGTATAGTTTTTTAAAATAATAATCATTCATGCCAAAATCAAATACTGCGTCTCTTAAATTACAAGATGTTAGTATAAATCTCTTTTGAATATCTGTTAAGTCTTTCATATCGTTCTTAATGTTTTATTGTTGGGGAGAGGGGGTTAAAATCCGTCAAATTCAGGAAGGTTAGATATTTCATCTTCTGTCATTTCAACAACATCTAATTCAAAAGACATTTCGATATCTTCATCATCTTCATTGTCCCGTATTTGGCTCTTCATTAATTCTAGCGCACAATCTAAGCTGTGCAATATGCAGAAATCTCCGTTGTGTGTTACTTTATAAACTGTTTCCATAATTCTATTCTATTATACCAAGGGATTTAGCCTTGTGGTTAGTTAAGTTTAAATTCAAAGGGACAATACTTTCTAGCCTCTCAGCTAACCTTCCATTCAATATAAACATTCCATCTTTCTTGTTTATAGCTACGGTTCTATACTTATCTCCTTCTACGTAATAATAGTGATCTAATTCCCTAAATTCAAACCCCTCAAACCATACGTCTTTTAGAGCCTTTTGCCATTGCCTGTAATTACCCCAGTACTCCACATCTACCAAACAACCGTTATCACAATCATCGACACATTCACCGCCATCTGCACAAACAGGCAGCAACTCTATCGGATTACCATCTTTACCGCAAGGGATGAAGCGTTTAAGTTCTAAGAGTTCATCTAAGAAGTAATCGTAACCATCTCTAAGGTCGAAGTATCCCGCAGGATCACCTAGGTTGTTCTTTGGTTCTCGGTCTCTTATTAATCTGCCAAATGCGGCACTTTTAATTAGTTTAGTTTCCATAGGGTTGTTAAGTTTGAGTGAGTAAATCTGTTTATTATACCCCAATGATAGATAAAAGGTTTCAATATTCCTACCAAAACACCTACATTTTTAGAGTAAACCTTTCCGCGAAAACACTTTTATTCTTCCTTGAGGGTAATCGGGCCGTCTGGATGTTGAATTATGATTGGCGGGCCTTGGGGTTGGGTCTGCTTGTTGTCCTCCAGGTAAAACCCAATGTGCCTGTTGATCTTTTCAATGGTCCACTCCTTACCGTGAAGCTTTAATTCAATCCCGTGCTTGCCTTGCTTGATAGAGTCTATGCAAGAAAGCTGCTCTTCGGTCAACTCGCTAAAGTCTTTAAATATTAACGATTGTTCAACAACCATTACAGGCTTTTTCTTTGTTCCCTTGTTAATCTCAACGCTTTTTAATTCAATATAATCCTGAATCTTAGCCTTTCTGAAGAGATCCAATTGCCTGAGAACATCTTCGGCCTCAACACCTACTTTTTCAGCTACTTTGGCTTGCAAATACAATATTCTATCCTTAATGAGTACTATTGCGTACAGTTGCCCCCCTTTAGAATTAGATTGAGTTGTACTGTAACCTGCCTTTACTGCCGCCTTAGACTTGTTAGGGTCAAGTGTGTACTGTTGTGCAAACTTTTCCCATTTATCGTTGCTGAGAGGCTGTGAGCCTGTTTCAATTTCTTCACTCATAATGCTAATTCGTTTTGATGTTTTATCCTAGTTAGAAATGTGCCTTCCCGCTCAAACTCCATCA